GTTTTACAGGTATAAATGTACCATCTGCAACATTCTGTGCATATGTCTTACCATTTCTGTAAAACTTAACTGGTTGTTTATTTTCTGTCGTCATCTTTGCTCCTTTCATAGATTGGTAGATAGACTAACAATAGTCCACCCATTATTAATATTAATGCCAACTCCATAGCAATCATACCTGCATCAAACAGTTGGATTGATATGATAGTCAGCATTAAACCGAATACAACTTGTAGTATCATAACGCTCCTGTCGCTTTCATACCTAGATATGCAATAATTCCGATAGCAACGAAACCAATGATACCTAGTATTAAACTAAAACAAAACATATTAACCTCCTACAATTATTAGAATCATAATAACCAATACAAATAAAATATATACTCTCATCCTATTCCTTTGGTTTATCATTATCCCAATCTCCTGTGATTTTCTTGACGATCTTGATACCGACAAAAAAACCGAACAATTCTATTAACAACTTACACGCTAACAGAACTAATACTATACCTATAAGTATATCCATCATTTCCTCCTTCTGTTTACATAGGATTTATATCTGTATAAATACCTATTAAACTTCCTAGTCATATCTCTAGGATTAGGTATCTCTTTGTACTCAGATGGGGTGCTAGGTTCAGTTAATATGGCTAAAATAGCCCTCTTTCCATGTACCTTTATCATATCAGATTCTCCCTTTAGTTAATGTTATCAATGTTAATAATCAAATCCGACAATCAAACTATCAATGGCTTTTAGTTCAGAGTAACTTGACTGTCAGATTTATCATATACAAACAAACCCAAGTCGTAGAGTTCGTTCACAAGTGAACGCAACTCGTAGACGAATGTAATCCAATGAGCTATAACAAAGGGTTTTACAACTACCCCAAGCAACACGTATGTAGTTGTGTAAACAAATATAGGGGGGTTTGCTACAGCTCAGACCTAATATAGTGGGGGTTTTACTTTAGAACCATTATAAACAACAAGGAGTAATATATGGCAATATATGCATCATTAGCAAGATTCGGCTATGGCATCGCAAAAAGTATGCGACCAAGCAAAATCAAGAAAATGATAAAACCAACTGTTGACAAAGTTAAAACAAAATTACCAGCAGGTAAAGTTTCTAACTTAGCAGCAGGTGCTACTGACAAAATCAGTAAAGGGTATAGGACTGCCTATGCCTCAACACTAGGTACATCTACACGTAGAAAAGTAACAAGTGGGGTTTTAGCTACATCTTTTATTAAAGATATACTAGACGACTAATGGCAAAAGCAAAGTGGGGTCAAAAGGTTCATTACGAACCAACTCACAAAGGCACGTCATTAGGGCGTAGACCTATAACAAGTACAATGAACAAAAATAAGCGTAAAAGCTGGAAAAAATATAGAGGACAAGGACGATGATACAATGGGCAAGATTTGCTTCTAAAGCAACAAAGCTAGGAAAAAAAGCTAAAAAAGGAGCAAAAAAAGTTTATAAAAAAAATCCAATTTTTAATAAATCGGATGTAGGTTTTATTAAACAATATCCTGGATTAGCAGCAGGAGCTGCTGGTGTAGGATTAGTTGCAGGTGCTGGTATAAGTGGTTTAGCATCTGGAGCTTATAATTTAGCAACAGGTCAAAGAAAAGTTAGAGTCAAAAAACAGACTGCTAAAGAAATTAATAAAATGAAAAAAACTTATAATATCTAAATGGTTAAAGCAATTAGAAGCTTACATAGTATACCTGGACATTTTAAAAAGGTACGTGCAAGAGTTCGTAAAGAACAAAGCACATTTGCAAAAAACCTTAAAGATAGAGGTTTTCGTAAAGTGGGCAAAATAAAGGATTACAAAAAGATATTTTATGGCTAATAGACTAGAAAAACTAGCAGATGATTTGATGGGTTTATCGCAAGATGAAGCTCAACAACTACAAACTATCATCAAAGCTAAACTAATGCCTGAAGTAGAAAGACAAAGAGGCTTACTTCAGGATCAAATGCAAAAGAATCCTAACCTATTACAAATGGGTAGAGGACAAAATATGCCAAATCGTGCAGCATCTCAAAGAGATGTTCGTATGCAAGGACTACTACGATGAAACTATTGAAAAAATATATCCAAAAGTGTATAGATTGTATTAAACGTATAATTAAAGACAACTATAAAGGAGACTAATATGCCAATGGTAGGAAAGAAGAAGTTTGCATATACCAAAAAAGGTAAAAAAGCTGCAAAAGCTTATGCAAAAAAGACTGGTAAAAAAATGAAGAAGAAATACTAAGGAGAAGTATGTTAAAAGGTAAACAAAAAAATCTTCCTCCTGCTTTGAAGAAGAAAATTCTTAAAGCAAAGATGAAGAAGAAGAAAAAAGGTAAAAAATAATGTCGATTAAAGCTGAAAGATACTCAATGTTACCTGCTGTACTTGAAAAAAAGAAAGTAAAGCCGAAAACATTTAAGAAAATGAAGAAACCTGAAAGTGGATTCATTAAAAAAGGATTAAAGTTTGCTGGAAAAGGTTTATTCCGAGCAGCAACTTCACCTTTAGCTTTAGGTATCACAGCTGCGACAGTAGGAATTAGAGGAATCCGAGAAGCTGGTAAAAAAGTTACTCAAAATAGACCTTTAAGAAGATCTATGGATAAACGAGGGAGGTTCCTATTATGATGAGGGGTGGAAAAAGAGAAGGAGCAGGTAGACCAAAAGGATCTACTAAGAAAAAAAGATGGAAAATGCTTGAGGAGCTAGGTATGAAATATAACCACAGTCCTCTTGATTATCTTTTAGCTATTCTTAACAATCCTATGTCTAGTCCTGAGAGAAAAATGATGGCAGCTGAAAAGGCAGCACCATATGTGCATCCTAAATTAGCAACACAAGTAAATAAATTATCATCAGATGGGCCAATCAAAATTAACATCAAATGGGGAGACGAGCAGTAAGTCTATAATAATACCTTACACACCTCGACCATTACAAAGAGAAGTACATAACAATTTAAAAAGATTTAATGTACTTGTATGCCATAGACGTTTTGGTAAATCTGTTTTATCTATCAATCAATTAATTAAAACAGCTGTTGCTAAGCCTATGCGTAAGTGTGCATTCATAGCACCTACTTACCGACAAGGTAAATCTATAGCATGGGAATATTTAAAGATTTATACTAAGCCACTAATGTATTTAGGTGGTACTAAAAACGAAACAGAATTAAAAATAGAATTATTTAACGGATCTACGCTTCAAATATTTGGAGCTGATCATCCTGACTCCCTTCGAGGTATGGGGTTTCATGGAGTTGTGATGGATGAGTTTGCTATCATGGCACCAAGAACCTGGACTGAGATTATACGTCCAGCAGTCGCTGATACTTTAGGATGGGTAATGTTCATAGGAACTCCTATGGGTCATAACCAATTTTGGGAAGTTTATGATTTTGCACAACGAGGACATAAAGACTGGTTTGCAAAAATGTACAGAGCATCTGAAACAGGCGTAGTGCCTACAGAAGAATTACAAGATGCACAGTCTATAATGACTGAAGAACAATATAACCAAGAGTTTGAATGTTCTTTCACAGCTGCTGTTAGTGGTAGTTATTATGGAAAACTTATAACCAAAGCTGATAACGATAAAAGAATTGGGAGTATTCCTGTCGAAGAACACGTAGGTGTTGAGACATGGTGGGATTTAGGGATTGGGGATTCGACAGCTATTTGGTTTGTACAAAGAGTTGGTGAAGAAATACACGTCATAGATTACTATGAAAACTCAGGTGAGTCTTTAGCTCATTATGCAGATGTTTTAGATAATAAAAACTATGTATATGAAAGACATATAGCACCTCACGATATACAAGCTAGAGAACTAGGAACTGGTAAATCTAGATTAGAAGTCGCTAATGATTTAGGAATAGACTTTGAAGTTGCTCCTAAATTAGAGGTTGATCATGGTATAGAATCTGTTAGAAATGCTTTACCACATTGTTGGTTTGACAGAGAGAGATGTAAATTAGGTTTAGATGCTTTGCGTCAATATCGAAAACAATGGGATGAGAAGAACCAAGTATTTAAAAATAAACCTTTACACGACTGGTGTTCTCACGCAGCTGATGCATTTAGATATGGATGTGTACACGATCCAATAGATACATCAGATTGGAAAAGACCCATTAATGTGGATTATAAATATATAGTATGACAGAAAATGAAATTATAGCAGTATTGAATAGAGAACTTAGAGCATCATCAGGTTACATTGGTGGTGAAATAGTAAGTCGTAGACGTAAGTCTTTAGAATACTATCTAGGTAAACCATTCGGTAATGAACAAGAAGGAAGATCACAAGTAGTCAGTACAGATGTATCTGATACAGTTGAATCTTTAATGCCTTCTTTAATGAAGATCTTTACAGCTGGAGACAATATTTTTCATTGTGAACCTGCTGGGCCTGAAGATGAGAAAGTAGCTAAACAAGCTAGTGATTATATTAACCATGTTTTCTATAAAGAGAACAGAGGTTTTTCTGCTATTTATACAGCATTCAAAGATGCTTTAGTACAAAAGAATGGAATCCTAAAAGTATATTGGGATGATTCTGAAAAGACTAC